CAATACTATTTCATTTGTATTAGGATTATAGTAGGCAGTTCTACCAAAAAAGTCTGCTGCTTCTGTGGTGTCTCTTCTTATCTTTACTTCAGGTAAAGGTCTAATATTTAGTTTTTGATCTAACATATGCTCTAATAAAGAACCAAAAAACGGTGTATAGTCAAATCTATTTCCTAAATCTTCATCGTCTTTTACTGTGATTCTAATATGATCTTGATTAAATGTTATATGTAACTTATCATCTATATCTCTTAAGTTATTAAAAGTACTTACCAGATAAGATCTATCTTTAGATTTTAATATTGATCTAGGAGCTATTGGAGCTCCAGAATTACCTTCTGTTTTAAACGTTTCAGTTATAGTTTCTTCAATCTTTCTACTTAACTGTTCCGCAACTATACTTGATTTTAACATTTTAATTATATTTAATATATCTTCTCTACTAACTTCTTTAGGAAAAAAGTCTCTAATATCATCTAAATTCCCACTTAGAATAGCATTTCTAAAATTAGTAGCTCTAACTTGTTTAGAACTATCTGTTGTTACAGCTAGTCCGTCTACATTATCTCTATTTTTAAAAGTAGTAACTCTTTTTAAGTCTACTAAATCTTCATTACCTCTTAAACCAGTTATAGCATAAAAGCTATCTTCTGGTCTTTCTTTAGCATACTTACTTGAGGCATACATAGGATTTTTTTCTCCTAATACTACTTCTATATCACCTAAGTATTTCTTATAAATATTCCATATTCTTTCAGAATCTTCTGGTGTTATTCCGTTTCTAGTATTACCTCCTATAAAGATAATTACTTTATCTATAGGTTGTAGTTTATCTCCTTTACCCTGTAAAACTTCTTCTCCTGCATCTAAATAATTATCTATGTCATAAACTTTTCCTTTATGAGAATTAGACAGTAAGTCTTTTACTACATCGAAATGACCTCTATGAGGTGGTTTAAAAGCTCCAGGATATAATGCTATCATGCTAAAAACTGTTGAACATTTTTATCTATTTCCTGAGGGGTAGAATGTTTAAGTAGTTCTTGAAAAGTAGGACTAAATAACATATCTGCTATATTGTCTAAGACTTGTTCATTTCTATTATCATTCTTTTCTTTTCTTTCTCTATATTTTTTAACAGCATCTTTTAACTTATCTGCACCTGGTCCTACTCCATTACTTTTATATGCTTTTAAAAATGCTTGTTGTAAAGCTTTAGTTTCAGATCTACTCTTAAAATCATAATCTACTCCTACTATAGCTTTTTTAAATTCTTCTTCTTCCTGTTTAGACATTTCAACAGGTTTAAAAAACGTAGAACCTTCTATGCCATTTTCTTCATTATATCTAAGTAAATAATCCTTAATTCCTGCAGGTCCATTTTTAGCTGCAGTATCAAAAGCTTTTATTTCTTTATCAAATTTACCTCCTCTATCGTTAATAAAAATAGACATATTACCGTTAGTCATTTTATAATAATCTTTTATTAACTGGTAAACGTTTCTCCAGGTTTGGAATACAGCTGATCCAGGTACTTTTCTTTTTCTTAAAAAGTTAGATATATAAGATATCATAGGATGAGTATATACCATAATCATGTATATATCGTACCCCTTATCTTTTAGGTCTTGAACCTTTTTAGGGTTAGAAGCTGTAGTATCCCAGACGAAGCTAGTTCCTGATGCCGCTAGATCCTCTGCCTCCTTGTCCGCCAGACGAGCTCCTGCCCCCAGATTGTTGTACGCTGGATGTTCCGGATCCTCCACGTACTTGTCCGGATTGACTTGAGGAAGGGAAGACAGGCCTAGTTGAGTTAGGAGGTACGATTTGCCCACCGCTGCTCCTCCAGCCATTATTATTACCTTCGGTCGATCTGTTGCTTCTAATATTAAGTCCGTTAATTTGATCATTGTTAAAATTATTAGGATTATTATAAACTCTAGGTTTTATATTAAAATTTTCTCTTAATTCGTTAACCACATTATCAATAATATTATTATTATTTCTTGGTTTATTATGTCTTCTTACTATTATATTTTCAATGTTATTATTATCTCTTGGTATAATAGAATTTGTTCTGCTGCCTCTAGGCCCAACTACATGAGCTATATTATTTCTTCTACTTGAATTCCAAACTACATTATAGCCAGGGTTATGCCAAGGTCCGTTATACCAATTGTTCCATGGATCATAAGGTCTATTCCAACTATTCCATCCCCATGGTCTATACCACGTATTCCAACCATAATAGTTATTGAACGGATAATTAAATGCCCAATCTGACCAGAACCAATTACTATAGATATATACGTCGAATCTATTATAAGGTCTCCATATTCCTTCTAATCTTGGATTATTCCAATACCAGGAGTAAGGTTGTTGCATTGCATATTGAGCAAAGTCCCATCTAAACCTAAAGTCATTTTTTAGTTTATATCTTAATTTAAAATATGAATCAATAGTATCTATTTTAGTATCAGATGGTACTTCTAATACTACTTCAGGACCATATACTGGATCGTGATTGAGAGTAGATAGTCTGTATGTAGAACAACTTGATAATAATAAACATAACGCTATTACTACTATAGCTCCGATAAATCTACCTATTTTTTCTGGTCCTCTATTCATAATTAAATTTTTAAAGTTGTAGGGTAACTATTATAAATAGGTTCAACTGTAGGGTTTTCTAAAGAGTATAGTTTATAAATCATTTTAAATAACTCAAAATTATTATCTATATCGTCAACTACTCTTATCTGCCAGCCCTTACCTTGGTATACTCCTTTCTTTTTAGAATTAGACCTAGTATGAGCTTTTAACCAAATAATTCCTGTCCTATCTATTTTTATTCCTTTAGTTTCTTCTAATGCTTTAGCATAAGCTGCTAGTTGAAGATCATAGGATTTATGTATACTATTAGAAGTTTTAAGGTCTAATAACCAAGTCTCTCCATCTAACTCAACAACTAAGTCAGCAGTACCAGCATACTTATGCTCATCTGAGAATACAAACTCTTCTGCTGATATAGGTTTAGGGTTGTAAGTTTTCCAAAATTCATAAAACTTTAATATCATTTCCCATACTAGTTGAGAATATCTAGCATTTCCGAAGTCATCCATCCAGGATACTTCTTCTCCTCTTATTAATTTCTCAGCAGCTTCATGTACCTGTGTACCCTCTTTACCTGCTTTTCTCATAATTAGATCGGCGTTATGCCCAACATCCTTCAACCATGTTTCGAAGAATTTAGCTTTGGGCATATACTGGAGTATTGTAGTTACGGACGGGTAATATACTCCTTCCGATCTTTTATAAACTCTCCTATCAAGAAAGTTAATTTGTTTTAATTCAGGGTTAAATTGTAATCTATTCTTATCATTTTCTTTAAGAATATTTGTTCCTTGCTTTATCATATTTCTAATTTATGCATCATTAGAGTACTTAAGTCTAATTCTTTTGCTGTTTGTACAAGTTCTGTAAATTGTTTAAATCCCATGTCTGAGGGATCTTTATCAGTAAGTTTAACTAAAAATACTCTTTTACCTAAACTTAATAAGTGTTGGCTTATTTGTAATGCTTTAGTTTTAGCATCAGTGTCTAAAGCTATATAAATGTCTTTGTTAGTACTTGATATAAGTTTCTTTATTAATGTGTTAGATAGGCTCTTTCCCAGTATAGGAATAGCGTTTCGTTTAATAGCTATAGCATCAAATACTCCTTCACAAAGTATAATTGGTTGATCCCAGTTAATTAGGTTTTCAAAAAATATTATGTCTTTGGAAACTTCAGGATTCCTGTACTTGTGATAGGATCCCTCATGAGTTCTTGCAATAAAATAATTGAGGATATTCGATTCAGAATAACTTGGGATAATAATTCGTCCTCCATACTCTCCAGCTGTGCAATACCCAACGTTGTATTTAATAAAATCATTGTCGCTAAATCCTCTCTCATAAAGATATTTTTTTATTTTATTTGCTATTATAGAGGTCGTAGAAGCATTATATAAGGTTTTAAACTCTTTTGGTAGCTGAACTGCAGCTACTTCTCTATATTCTGTTTCAGATCCTTTAGGGACATATCTTAGTACCTCTGTAGCTTGATCTCTAGGAATTTTTAACTGGTATAGTAGAGACTTAATCGTTCTACCTTTAGTTTGACATACCCAGCATTCCCAAGGATTCTGTCCTTTTTCGTTAGTTCTAAAGTTGATTTCAAGTTTAGGCTTATGATGATTACAGAAAGGGCAGTTAAAAGCATGGTTCTCTCTAGCTCTTTTGTAACTTTTGCCTAAAATATTTTCTATACTACCTAGAAGAAAAGTGTAGTCCATATAGTTCGTCCGTAACTTATATACTAATATAAGAAATTACTTCCGAATATACAACTTATTAGTTAACTATTTTTTCAATAGCTTCTTTAACTATACCGCTTAATACTTCTTTTTTATCAATATCTAGATAATCATTAAGCTTTTCTGCAATAGTTTCTGAAAGAGTATTTATATCTTCTGCAGACATTACTAACTCTTTTTTAGTTACTACTTTGTTGTTTTCTAATATGACTTTTGATAGTTTCATAGTCTTTAATCTAATGGACCGTAATCACCTCGAGACATTGCATCACCAAATTCTCGAGACTCTTTTGTATCAATTGAAACGTAAATTGGATGATTATCTGCACCTTTAGGTCCTATGCCGTAATAAGAACTAATTCTAATGCCTTCTAATTCGTTGCCTTCTTTTTCATGCATATCAATTACTTTTTTTACAGTAGCATATACTTCAAGTTTCCAACTACCTTTTGGTTTTATTCTTTTAGCAGTAGGGTTAAATAATTTATCATCAGTTGGTACATTGATATATTCAATAGTTTCAGGCATTCTTTTTAATGCATCTTGAAAATCTTGTAAAGTATCAGCATTACCTAACCAGTCAACAGAGTATTTTTCTCCGTTTACTATACTAACGTCTTCTCTAAAGCCTTCAAATATGATACTAGATAATTTCATAATTAACAGCAGCTACAAGAACAATCACAAGGATCGCAATTACATGTTTTACAATTACAGTTCATAATTTATAAATTTTAAGCTCCAAATCACCAGTTCCTTTTATGAGACGGTGATAGGTCTCTTTTGGTATAAATAGTTTGTTTTTTGTTAATTCTTGAGGAAATTCGTTATCAAGTTGAAACTTCCAGTCGGTATCGTGTGTAGGTTCTATATACCTATCCTCTTTATCTCTATGCCAAACGTATTCAAACGAAGGAGTTTCATTAGAGAACTCTCTAAGAACGTATCCTTCTTTATCGTTAGTAATTTCGTTGTAAGGTCTAGCCATTGATTATATTCTGATAATTTTCTTCAGCTTTATTCCAATCTAGCACTTCGAAAAAATCATCGATATAATCACCTCTTTGGCTTTTATGTTTGAGATAGTATGCATGCTCCCATACATCCATACCTATGATAACCTTTCCTTCTTTGCTCATTAATGGGTTGTCTTGATTAGGAGTAGAAGTAATTTTTAATTCTCCGTCATGGTGTACTAACCATGCCCATCCTGAGCCGAATTGACCCAAGCCTGCTGCTTTGAACTTTTCTTTAAAATCGTCGTATGAACCAAAATAGTTTTCTATTTCTTCTTTTAATTCACCAACAGGTTGTTTTTCTGGTTTAGGAGATAATAAGTTAAAATATACATTATGATTATATACTCCACCAGCATTATTTCTAACTGCACTATCGTATTGATCAATATTATCAAATATTTCAGATAAAGGTATAAACTTACCTTCTAATGCTTTATTTAACTTAGTTACGTACCCTTTAAGGTGTTTATTATGATGCTCCTCCATAGTTTCTTTATCTATGTAAGGTTCTAGTGCATTATACTTATAAGGTAATTCTAATAACTTAAATTCTTTCTGTTCGAACAAAATATCTTTTATTTTCATTTTACCAATATCCTGAAAAGT